CGCCCTCGACCGGCAGATCGACCGGGCGCGGGGCTTCGGCCTCGACCCAGTCGCAAAGCCCGCCAAGAGTCCTGTCGGCGGCGAGCGCTGCGCCGATGCTGGCGGTCAGCGTGTCGAAGGCGGCGTCACGGTCCGCGCCTTGGACCACCGCCTCGATCTCGGCGCGGTGCTGGTAGTGGTAGCGCAGGGGCGACAGCGTGACGTCCGGCTCCCCCGGCTCGCCATCGCGCAGGATCAGCAGGCCCTCGGTCGGCACGCGCTCGGGCAGGACGTCGCCGCGGAGCGCACTCGCGGGCAGCGCCAAGAGCCGCGCGTGCAGCGCGGTGAGGATGGTTTCGCGTGGGGTGGGCATGGCATATTTCTCGAGGCAGCGATTTCGGCGCCATCTCCGTACAAAGGGGCGCAAGCGATGGCACAGGCGCAGGATTATGGACTTTCGACGGGTTCGGGAAAATCCGTGGCGGAGCATCGGATGCCGTCAGTACGCGTATAGAGCATGCTCCCCTCCACATCCGCGAGGATGTCGCCATCCACCTCGAACTCGGGGAACTGACGCAGGAACGGCGTTGCACCGCAGTCCGGTACGGCGCATTCCGGCCGCGACTTCGGGCAACGATTGAAGTGACAGAGCCGGCCGAGATAGGCGTCGCTGCCCGGCTCGAACAGGAACACGTCGACCTGATGGTCTGCCACGCCGAAATCCCGTTGACGTTCGTGCTCGGCCCTCAGCGCTGCCACCTTCGCGCGCCTCAACTCGCCGAGGACGGTCAGGTCGTCGAGCCACAGAGCGAGGTCGAGATCCTTGCACTCGTGCCAGAGCGGAATACCGCGGCGACGATACGGGGCGAAACGCGGCACCTCCTTCCACAGGGGCTTGGCAACCGATCCGATGACCGCGATCGCGACAACCTGCGGGAAGCTGGACCAGGCATTCGTGATTATGTCCGCCGCACGCCGGAAGTGCCGTTGCGTCAGCAACAGATGGGCGTTGTCCTGTTTCAGTCGGTCGGTTGATGGCATTGCATAGCTCGGCATGGTTCGGCGCCCAGTCTGACTCTGTCCGGCTGCCGGCGCCAGCGGGTTGCCTTCAAGAGCTCATCGAAGGCGCGCCTCGGCCCAGTTCGCAACGATCAGCCCCGGCACGCTGTCCAACGCCCGGTCCGCGTCCCGCGCCAGGTCCAGCCGCTTCGGCAACTTCACCTGCGGCACCAGCAGGAAAATCGGCGCGGTGACTTTGCCGCGCCCGGTCTTCGAGCGCGACACGACCGCCTGGCCCTTCGTGTTCAGCCGCCCCTCCGCCACCAGCAGGCTCGGGCCGGTGCGGCGATAGACGAAGCGCAGGCGCAGGCCGCGACGGCGTTCCCACTCGCCGGGGGTGATCCGGCCGCCGCGCAGGGACTTGCCCGCCGCAGGCAGCGGGATCGCCAACCAGAACCCGTTCTTCGAGCGGATCAGCGGACCAGTGTCATGCGCTCCCACGATGACCGGGGCCTTCGACCAGACCAGCGCCGCCGCGTCCAGGCTCTCGCCCGACCTCGGGAAGTTCTGGCTCCGGATCGAATTGGCCAGCCGTGTGCCGAGCCCCGCGCCGGTGATCTGCAGCCGCCAGGCGGTCTTCAGCCCGGTCCCGGCCTTGCGCATGGCGGCGGTCACGGCGCGTTCGCCCGCTGCGACCTCGGCCGCCATCATCGCGACGATGTCGGGATCGATGTCGAGCTTCAGCTTCATGGCCGTCACGCGGGCCTCAGATCGACGGTCCAGACCAGTCGCTCACCGTCGCGGACAGGCTCGCCCTGAATGAGGAGGGCGTCACCATCGATCTCGATGCGGTCGCCGGGGCGTGGGTTCGCCACCTCGGCCACACGCAGGTCGATTCGGGTGGTCTCGGACCAGAGCCGCGCGTCGCCGAAACGGGTCACGTCGTCCGGGCGACGCAGGATCCCGCGGACCAACGAGGGCATGCCGCCCTCGGCGGTGTAGACGACGTCCCGCGCGAGATGCGCGTCCGCGAAGAGCGCGTCGAGGGCGACGGCGAAGGCGGTCATCAGGTCCGCCTTGCCGAGCGCAGAACCTGCGGCCGGGTGCAGATCGGCAGCGGGTTGCTCTCGATCTCGAGCCGCACCCATTCGTCGCGATCCCGGTCGGGGATCGTCCGGGCGTAGAGCGGCTGGCCGAGGGTGTTCACCGTCTCGAAGGTGTCGGCGGGGGCGTAGTAGATCTCGAAGAGCCCCTCGATGCCTTCGGGATAAAAGAACGCCTTGTCGGTCGGCACGGTGAAGCCGACGCCGCCCCGGTAGCGGCGGAAGGTGATGCCGCCGAAGCTGACCTCGTCGGCCACCCGGCCGCGCAGGTCGGCGGCGGCCGCAGTGTTGAGGTAGGTCTCCCGCACCTCCTTGTGGGCCACGAGATCGGCGAAGAAGGCCGACCCGCATTCCGCGCGGACCTGCACGGCGCCGGCCGAAAGCCCGCCCATCGAGTCCTCGACGCTCTCGATCAGCGCCTGGCAGCGCTTGCGGAGCGCGCCGGAGGCCGGGCTTGCGTTGTCGAGGTCGAAGTCGATCTCGGCCGCGGGCGAGATGCCGAACTCGGTGAAGTAGTTGACCACCGTGGCGTGGTCCTTCGGGTCCTTCACCAGCCCCTGGATGCCGTTCAGGAGGTGGTACTCGAAGGTGGTCTCGGCGTCCTGGCGGAGCTTGCGCAGCCGATAGGCCACTTCGGTCTGGACTTGCTGGGTGGCGCTTTCCGAGCCGAAGTCGCGGACGGACTGGATTTCGGAGGCCCAGAGCACATCCTGCTTCTTGAACTGCCGGCAGACGAAAGCGCGCATCTCGCGCCGGTCAGGCACTTGGCTCTCGTAGGCCGAGCCGCGCTCGGAGAACGGGATCAGCGACAGCGTGCCGTCGCGGCTCTCGATCACGACGGTGCGGGAGCGCACGCCGCGCGGGCTGAAGAGGTTCGAGCCCGAGAGCAGCGCGGGCTTGTAGGGGATGTTTTCGAGCGCGCGCGTGAGCTCGACGATGGTGAAGGCATCGCCCTCGAAGATGTCCATGGTGGCCATTTGGATGCCTCCTGTCATGAGCGCGTCCAGGAAAAGTGGATTCTGGTTTTCCGTCCGGACGCGCGGGAATTGGGGACTTGGATCAGCGGACGAGGATGCCCGCGGCGAGGAGTGCGGTGTGGGCGGCCGCGATCTCGCCCTCGCTGGGCGTGCCGGCGAAGACGAGGTCGTGGCGGTTGACGATGGCAGGGCCGCGAATGAGCGCGACGGCCGGCGCGTCGCCGGCGCTCGCATCCGCCTTGCCCCAGAGCACGGCGACGGCGGTTTCGGTGCCGTCGACCGCGGCCGGATCGTGCGCGGCGTACTTGCCCGAGGCGATGATCTTGCCCAGCACGGTGCCGGGTTCGAGCGTACCGGCGGCGACGGTGATCGTCTCGCGGGTGTAGTCGCGGAAGGCTTCCCAGACGAGGAAGCCGCCGGGGTGCTTGCCTTCGACCAGCGTGGTCATGGTGTCATCCTTTCACTTTGAAGGTGCGGGCGACGATCTCGCCCCAGGGGCGCGCGGCCGAGGTGCGGCCGGGCTGCGGGTGATGGGGCGCGATCTCGGGCTCGGCCTTGGCCTTCGCGGCGAGGAGCGCGGCGCGCACCTCGTCGAGGCTCGCGTCCTCTTCGAGGAAGCGGCCGGCCATCTGAGGCTGACCGGCGAGGCGGCAGAGGTCGACCACCGCGCGGGCATGCCCGATGGCCTCCGACCGGATCGCGGCGGGGTCCGGCGGCGCGCCGCTCAGCGGCGACGAATGGGCTGGTGGCTGAGGCGCGCCGGGGGCGGCCGCCTGCTCGTCGTCGGCATCAGACACCTGATCGCCTTCAGCGTCGCCGTCGGTCTCCTCGTCCGCTTCGATTTCGGCGCCGTCGGGGTCTGGATCCGCTTCGACCTGCTCTACCAACACCGGCGGCGCGTTCCGGAAGCGCCCGATGTCGAAGCGCGCGGCGATCCGGACGGGGTCGATCAGGCGGTCGGCGAAGCCCTGCGCGACGGCGTCCGACGCGTCGAACCAGGTCTCGGCGGCCATCAGCGCGGAGACCTCTTCCGGCGTCCGACCGGATTTCGCGGCATAGCCCGAAACGAGGCTGCCCTTCACCTTGTCGAGCGCCTCGGCCATGGCGCGCATGTCCTCGGCCGTGCCCATCACGAGGCCGGCCGGGTCGTGGATCATCAGGAAGGCGTTTTCCGGCATGACGATCTCGTCTCCCGCCATGGCGATGTAGGAGGCGGCCGAAGCGGCGATACCGTCGATCCAGACGGTGACCGTGCCGGCATGACGGCTCAGGGCGTTGTAGATGGCAACGGCATCGAAGACCGATCCGCCGGGGCTGTTGAGCCGCAGATCGACAGGCGTGCCCTCGGGCAGCGCGCCCAGTTCGGCGAGGAAGCCCTTCGCCGAAACCCCGCAGGCGCCGATCTCGTCATAGATCGCCACTTCCGCACCAGCCGTCACTGTACCGGGGCCCCGGGCGCGGATCGCATACCAGCTTGCCATGTCGTCACTCCTGTTCGGTGGTCGGATCGGTCACGTCGGCGCGGTCGTCCGTGTCGTTGCTGCCGCCAGCGCCCGGGTCCGGCCGCGTCGCGGGCGTCGCGCGGGCGCCCTGCGTCTCGCCGGGGCTGGTGCGGTAGCGCAGGCCGAGCCCTGTCGCGCGCGCGGCGTCGGCGGCGTTCTCGCGGTCGACTTCCTCGATGTCGTAGCCGGTGGCCTCGACCACCTTGCGCCGCGAGGTGATGCCCGCCTCCATCGCCAGCACCTGCGCCTGGATGTCCTTCAGCGGATCGACCCAGTCCCAGCGCGGCGGGATCCATTGCACCGGCCGCGCCGTCGCGGGATCGGCATCGAGCGCGCCCGAGAGCACCGCCGTCTCCAGCCAGCGCAGCCACACCGCACGGCAAAGCTGGTGCACGATCACGCCGTGCTGCAGCTGGCCGATGCGGCGGCGGAACTCCACGAGTTCGGCGCGCAGGGACGAGTAATTCGCCTGCCGGACATCGCCGGTGACGAGATGATAGGGCAGCCCCAGCGAGGCGGAGACCGCCAGCAGCGTGCGGTACTGGAACGCCTCGTAGCCGCCGCCGACATCGGCCGGGGACGAGAACTTCACGTCCTCGCCCGGCAGCAGCACCTGCATCGTGCCGGGCTCGAGGCTCGCAATGGCCGCCCCGTCGAGATCCGCCTCGGCCTCGCCCATCATGGGCTCTTCGGGCGCGGTCTTGGTGATGAAGCCGGCGAACATCGCCGCGGTCTTCTTCCGGTCGAGCTCGGCGTCGTCGTACTGGTCGAGCAGGAACAGCCGCACCATCGCCGGCGCCACATGCGGCAGCCCCCGGATCTGGCCCGCGTCGATCGGCCGGTAGATGTGCAGCACGTCCGCCGCCGGCACGCGCACCGTCTCCGGGATAACCGCTCCCTGGTCGGTGCTGTCGCCCGGGTGGCGGCGGCGGAAGTGGTAGGCCACCCGTCGGCCGATCGCATCGAACTCGATCCCGCAGCGGATGCGATTGCCATTGGCCGCCGTCTCGGTCTTCTCGAAGGGCAGCATCTCGGACTGGAGAAGCTGCAGCTGGAGCGGGACCAGCAGACCGTCCTCGGCCCGGCGCGGGCGCAACCGGACGAAGCATTCGCCCGCGACGAACATCTCGCGCGCCGCCATGGCCTGAAGGCCGTAGAAGTCGGTCAGCCCGTCGGCATCGGCCTCGTCTGTCCAGGCCAGCCAGAGCCGCTGCACCCGATCGCGCAGGCCCGCATCGTCGATCAGCGACGAGGGCTTGATCCCGTCGCCGACGAGGTTCGCGGCGAAGGCCTCGCAGGCATTGGCGGCGTAGCCATTGGTGACCACGAGTTCCCGCGACCGCGCCAGCAGCCGCGGCCCGCCCGAGGCGACCAGCGTGTTGATGTTCTCGAGCGGCGGGTTCCACCCGCGCAGCCGGCGCTTCGCCATGGCGCCTTCGAGCCGGGCGCGCAGTCCGGAGGGACCGTGGCTCCGGGGGAGCCGCGTAAGCCCGGAGGACGCGGGGCCGCCGGGGGCGCGGCGGCGGAAACGGTCGAACAGGCCCATGGCTCAGAGCCCCTTCGTCGTCGTCACGCGGACCTGCCGCACGATCCGACGCCCCTCGGCGGCGGCGATCTCGCGGTCCAGCGCCTCGATGGCCCGGTCGATCTCGGCCACGCTGCGATAGTCGACGGTCTTGCCGTCATAGCTGACGCGGGCCACGCCCGAGGACCGCTGCGCCGAGAGGGCGTCGCGGCGGGCGCGGAGCTCTGGGATCGACGTCATGCGTAATGGACCTGATTCCGAAAGTTTGCCTGGATGAGATCGCAGCGTGCTATTGATGAAGATTCGTCGGACGAGCCTGTACAGGCTTGGAAAAAAATAAATCTTGACCCTGATAACTTTGAAATCCTCCGTCGGATTTGTGCCCGCATTTTAGCATTGTCTGTATCGGCTTGCGCCGGCATCGCACCGATTACGGGCACAACCCGCACAATTGAAGGCGATACGTTTGATCTCGGCGTTGTCCGTATCGGTCTGCACGCAATTGATGCACGGGAAGCCGATCAGCCCTGCAACGGCACCGATGGTTCAGAATGGCGATGCAGCGTCGCCGCCAGCAACCGTCTCTGCTTTGATCGTAGTCAAGAAGGTTCGATGTGACGCCTTTGACCGAGCCCCCTGCGGGCGCGTCATTGGGCGTCATCTTGGTATGATCGGGTTCAAGTCGATGAAGAGCAGGGAGAACGCTGGTTCTGCGACGCCGAGGCTGAAGCCGCCGGATGGCATGCGCCACAGAGATGACAAGTGATAGCCGGGAACAGACCGCGCAGTTCAACGCTTCGGATAGCGAAATGCCTCTCGTGCCTTGTCGGTAAGCCCATAGCGTTCAATATACTCAGCCAAGGCTTCTTCGAGTTTCGCAATGCGCTCCTGGCACAAAGCCTCTGACCCGTTCACGGGCTGTGTGCTCTGGGGGTTATTCTCAGTATCGACCATGTCTTTTCGTTGGCTGTACTCTCCACATTATTATCGGGAATTTTCGTGACGGCAATGCTTATCACGCCATGTATCTGGACCGCGCAGACCGCCGACGCACGGACGGGCGTGGCGCAGGTTTCGGGGCCACATTGCCCTCCGGTCCGCCCATCTCTACCGTCAGGGGCCGTTCCAGGTCCTGCCACCGGGCTTCCGGCCAGCGATCCGCGCCCGCGATCCAGGCGGCGGCGCGAGCATAGACCCGGCAATCCAGCGCCTCGTTCCGCTCGCGCAGCTTCTGCCATTCCAGCCGGGCGAAGCCGCGCTTGGTACGGACCGTCACCAGCTGCTCGGCCACAAACTGCTTCAGCCATTCGTTCTCGACCCAGTGCGGCAGGTGCACCGAGCCGGGCGGGAACGCCGCCCCATCGGCCATCTCCTCCTCGGTCGGGCGCGCCAACCGCAGGAAGCGGTAGGTCTCGGCCTTGAAGGTCGACACCGCCACGGTCCAAAGCCGCGCCCCGCGACGCAGACGTTTGCCGCCCTCGGTCGCGTCGACGAAGGTCGGCCCCGAAACCGGGCTCGAGCGGTTGAAGCCCTCGACGCCCTTGACCGGCGACACCTGCGCGAAGCCTTGAGCCCGCGACCACGAGTAGACCGCCGGGGCCTCGTAGCCTGTGTCGATCGCCATTCGGGCGATGCGAAGGTGCGCGCCGCGTTCATGCGGCCAGGATCGGTCGAGCAGCGCGGTCAGTTCCGACCACGCGTCGTGTCGATCCGGCCCGCCCTCGATGACGACGTGATCGACGAGCCAGCTTTCCAGACCGCGGCCCCAGGCCCAGACATCGACCTCGATCCGGTCCTTCTGCACGTCGGCCCCGGCGGTCAGGAACAACCCGCCCGCTGGCACGGTGCCGGATGTCCAGCGCTCGCGCCGGTCGTAGAGCCGCTGCCAGTCGGGGGCTTCGCCGGTCTCGACCCATGTCTCGCCGAGGATCGTGTTCCGAAACGCCTTGATCGCCTCGTCCGACCCCTGCGCCGCGTCCCAAGCCCGCACGATCCGCTCCCAGCTCAGCCAGCCGATCGGCGAATAGAGCGCCGAGAGGTGATACCCGACCGTGGTCGGATCGGCGGCCGTGGCGGTCGCCCGCCATTCGCCGCCCTCCAGCATCGCCGTCTTGTGGTGTTCCGCGATTGCCGCGTCGCAGCCCTCGCAGTGATATTCCGCCGTCTCCGGGCGGCCCTTCTGCCAGCGCAGCCGGTCGAACTTCAGCCACTGCATCGCGCCGCAATGCGGGCACGGCACGAAGAACCGGCGCTGGTCGCTGGCCTCGTATTCCCGCTCGATGCGCGACAGCCCCCGGATGGTGGGCGTCGAGACCAGCAGCACCTTGCGCCGGTGGGCGAAGGTCAGCGACCGGGCTTCCGCCAGCGTGACCGGATCGCCTTCCTCGTCGGCGGACGCCGGATAGGCGTCGACCTCGTCGAGGAAGATGTAGCGCGCCGGGGCCGATCGGAGCCCGACCGCCGAGTTCGCGCCGGTCATGATCAGGATGCCGCCCGCGAATTCCTTCGAAAGCATCGTGTTGCCCGCGTCGCGGGATCGGGCCGGTTTGACGCGGTCCCGCAGTTCCGGGCTTTCGTCGATCAGCGGATCGATCCGCTGACGCGAGTTGCGCTTGGCCAGTTCCACCGTCGGCTGGACCGCCAGCATCGGGCCCGGCGCCTGGTGGATGGCAAACCCGATCCAGTTGTTGCCCGCCTCGGTCGCGCCGACCTGCGCGGCCTTCATGAACACGATCCGCTGCGTGGGATCGCCGGGCGACAGCCGGTCCATGATCTCGCGCATGTAGGGC